GTGGGCTGAGTCAGTCATCAAGAAGCACAAGCCTGACATTGTGGTACTGGACATTGGTAGCAAGTTCTCAGAGGATGGTGCTTCAACTAATAACCATGAGACACTCAAAGCTAATGCAGTCTACGCTCGTAACATTGGTAAGATCTACGGCTGCTTAGTTGTGTATTGCACACAGCTATCGGCAGAAGCAGAAGGTAAGATTGTACTATCACAAGCAATGATTGAAGGCAGTAAGACTGGCTTAGCAGGTGAGTCAGACTTGATGATCCTAGTTGCACGTAACCCACCAATGAATGATCAGACAGAGGATGATGGTATGCGTTACTTAAACATTGTGAAGAACAAGATCAGTGGCATACATCGTATTGTTAACTGTGAGTTTGACTATCGCACTGGTGCGTACTCATCATGATCATCACACTTGACGTTGAGAACACAGTCAGTAACAGGAACAATAAGAAACACTTAGATCCCTTTGAGACTGGCAATACATTGGTGATGGTAGGATACAAAGAGTTAGATGGTGTATCTCACATCTATACATTCGATCACTCCGAAGTTAAGGAAGATGGAGAGAAGAACCATAAGGACTTACAGGCTGTACTAGATAAGACTACCCTAATGATTGGGCATAACATCTCATACGATTTGTTATGGCTGTGGGAGTCTGGCTTTAAGTACGATGGAGAAGTCTTTGATACCATGCTAGGTGAGTACGTCTTACTGCGTGGTGTATCTATGCCATTGGACTTAAAATCAGTTGCCATGAGGCACAAGTGTGAAGTACTTAAACAAGACACACTGAAGGATTACTTCAAGCGTGGGTATAGCACTCGTGATATTCCACATGCAGAGTTATCACTGTACCTTGAACATGACTTAGGTTCCACTGAAGGTATCTACAAATCTATTGTAGCTAAGCTAGAGACACCTGCTGATTCAGGATTACGTCAGACAATCGAGATGACTAACGAAGTTTCAATTGTGCTAGCACGTATCTATCAGACAGGTATCAAGGTAGATCTCGATGCACTGGATGCAGTACGTCTTGAGTTTGAGACAGAGCGAAATGACATAGTCAAGCTGCTGCAGTCTCATGTACGTACACTCATGGGTGATACACCTATCAACCTAAATAGTCCTGAGCAGTTGTCATGGATTGTGTATAGTCGTAAGCCTCGCAACAAAGCTGCATGGTCTACTGCTATCACACCTTACATGAAAGACACAGAGTTTAAAGAGGCAGTCAAGAAACACTTTGACTATGTGTACAGAACTAAGGCAGTTAAGTGTGCACCCTGTGATGGTAAAGGATTTAACTACAAGACTAAGAAGGATGGTAGCCCATTCAAGAAGTCTACTAAGTGTGTTACATGTAACGGTGGTGGCTTTGAATTCAAGGCAACTAAGGATGTAGCAGGATTGAAGTTCACTGCACCTAATGCTAAGTGGGCTAGTGCTAATGGCTTTGGTACATCCAAGGGTAACCTTGAAACACTTGAGCGTGTGGCACTGTCTAAGAGTATGCCGGATGCAGTAGAGTTCTTAGGTAAGTTACGTAGACTATCAGCATTAGATAGCTACCTCAGTAACTTTGTAGAAGGCATCTCTACTTTCATTAAGCCTGATGGTCTGTTACATGTACGGTTGAATCAGCACATCACTGCAACTGGTAGGTTCAGTGGGTCTAATCCTAACATGCAGAACATGCCTCGTGGTGGTACGTTCCCAGTTAAGCGTGTGTTCATATCTCGCTGGGAAGGGGGCAAGATTATGGAAGCAGACTTTGCACAGCTAGAGTTTCGTGTAGCTGCATTCCTATCCCAAGATCCTGTAGCCATGAAGGAAGTAGAGGATGGCTTTGATGTGCACTCGTATACGGCTAAGGTTATTACGGATGCAGGTCAGCCTACCTCTAGGCAGGTAGCTAAGACACACACCTTTGCCCCACTGTATGGTGCTACTGGGTATGGCAGGACACCCTCTGAAGCTGCGTACTACACACACTTCATGGAGAAGTATCAGGGCATAGCTAACTGGCACAAGGTACTAGCCAAGCAAGCATTGAATTATAAGTACATTAAAATCCCTAGCAACAGGGAGTTTGCATTCACTGAAGTACAGAGGAAACGTGATGGCACTGTGACACACTTCACTGCTATCAAGAACTATCCAGTTCAATCCTTTGCTACTGCAGACATCGTACCTTTGGCACTAGTCGAGATCTACAAAAGACTAGTCCAGTACAAGAGCAAGGTAGTAAATTCTGTCCACGATTCTATCGTTATAGATGTTCACCCAGATGAGATAGGGGATATGGTCAGAGTAATAGATGAAGTACAGGCAGAACTTGTTGAATTGATTAATAAAAAGTGGTCAATTAATTTCAATGTTCCCCTTGCACTTGAGTCCAAGTTGGGTGATAATTGGTTAGAGCAAAAAGATGTACGTTAATAAACTTTATATATAAGGAATGATATGTCAGATATAACACTAGCAAACAACGGTAACTTCGCAATGATGGCAGATGCGATGGGCATGGGTGCCGACCTAGCCAAGCCAAAGAAGCAGAACAATCTTGCACGTTTAAAGCTTGATCACAAAGGTATCATGGGTGAGCAGGTGGTAGGTAATAAGAAGAAGAAGGTTGAAGTTGTAGCAGCAGGTAGCTACATACTTGATCGTACTAACATGGAGCCAGTGTATGGCACTGATGTAACGATTCGTTTATTCAATCAGCGTTTTATGTACAAGAAATATATTCAAGGTAATGGCGATGTTAAGTCTAAGTATGTAAAGACTATCATGGCTAAGGATCTGAATGGTGACTTGCGTGATAACGATGGTGGCTTTAATTGTGGTAAGCCATCAGGTTGGATCGAAGACTACGCAGCATTGCCACAGGAAACTAAGACACTGCTTAAATCTATCAAGCGTGTACGTGTACTGTTCGGTGAAGTAACCATGAAGGATGCAGTCAACGCTAAGGGCGAGGCTGTAGATGGCACGGTAGCTGTACCATTTATCTGGGAGATTGATAATCGTGATGCATTCAAAACACTTGGTGCACCTATTGCACAGATGGCAAAGCAGAATCGTATCCTGCCACAGCACAATATTACGTTGGGTTCAGACGAGCAATCTCTACCTACTGGTGCAGTATATTTCTTGCCTACTGCTGTACTGGATCTATCTAAGACAAACGACTTAACAGATGCAGATCAAGCTATGTTTGCAGACTTCAATGCTTGGATTGATAACTACAATGAATACATTGTTAAAGAGTTCAACAAGTTATCTGTATCAGCACCAGTAAATGCAGAGTTAGCTGATGTAGTTAGTGAGTTTGTAGACGTAGAAGTAGAAGCCTAATGAATCATCCTGCCGAATTAAAGATACATCAGTATCTCAGTAAGGTAAGGCACGGAGATAGTACCCTAAGCCCTGAAGTTGTAGAGCAGGTAGTTGAGGATGTTCGTGCTGCCCTTACTCGGCAGTTTGTAGACAAGCGTGACAATGCATTTAGCTATCGCATGTCTAACGTGGGCAGGGAATACTGCCAGTTATGGTTCGATAAGAATGAACCTGAAGCTGCAGTACCCCACTCTACAAACTTTATTATCAACATGATGATGGGTGACATAGCAGAAGCAGTGTTTAAAGGGCTTCTAACACAGGCAGGAGTAGCGTATAGCAGTGGGGATAAGGTTACCCTCACTGCTGGTGATCACACGATCTACGGCACTCCTGATTTGATTACAGAAGGTGCAGTCGATGACGTTAAGTCTGCTAGCCCTTGGTCCTATACTAATAAGTTTGTTGACTTTGAAACCCTCAATGCCAATGATTCATTTGGCTACGTAGGTCAGCTTGCTGGCTATGCTAAGGCAATGGATGTAAAGGCAGGTGGGTGGTGGGTAATCAACAAGGCTAACGGTGAGTTCAAGTACGTACCTGCTGATGGCATTGATGTAGATGCTGAGGTCAAGAAGATTGCAGCTAAAGGTGATGAGCTTAAGGCTAATACTTTTAGACGTTGCTTTGAAGCTGAGAAAGAAACCTATCGTAAGAAAGAGACAGGTAACTTAATCTTAGGTAAGGAATGTAGTTGGTGTTCTTATAGGTACAAGTGCTGGGAAGGTTTAGAAGAACGACCATCACTAGTATCTAAGGCAGCTAACCCACCAATGGTGTCTTACATAAAAATTGTTGAGGCATAAGTGGCATTTGGTAAGAAGAACTTTATGCCTGCTCATGTCAAGGGATATCGCAGTGGTCTTGAGGCAACAGTACAAGCAGACTTAGAAGAAGCTTCTATCGATGCAGAGTATGAGTCCATTAAGATTGAGTGGGAAGACTTGTGTTATAGAAGATATACACCTGACTTCCTACTTCCTAATGGCATCATCATTGAAACAAAAGGATTGTTTACGGCAGAAGATAGACGTAAGCATACCCTAGTAAAGAAGCAACATCCAAATCTAGATATTAGATTTGTATTCAGTAGTAGCAAACGTAAGTTAAGCAAGCAATCTAAGACTACGTATGCAGAGTGGTGCATCAAGCAAGGCTTCTTGTATGCAGATAAAAAGATACCTGAAGATTGGCTAGTAGAAAAAGCTAAAAAAGAAATGCCTCTAAAATTTAATCCATACAAAGGAACCAAGCATGACTAACCCTATCAAGAAGGATGACATTGTCCTTATCATACGACCTAACTTTGAAGGCAAGCAGTGGAATGGCACAGTAGATCTGAACATGATCTGTATGCCATCAGATAGTCTAGACGAAGAAGCATATACAGAGATTGTAAGTTTAGCTCAGGGTATAGTGACCTGCTTTCATTTGCTTAACACAGATGAGAAGTTTGGTAAGACTGTGTCTGACAAGATGGATGAGATGGTTAACTCTGGTGAACTAAAGTTTGATCCGCAGTCAGGTCTGTTTGATTCAACCTTTGATCTCACACAGTGGACACCAACACAGGGGAATGCATAATGGAAACACGCAAATCAATAGACGAATGTTCCGGTGAGGAGTGGAATGCTGCAGCTAAAGGGCATTGGGATTTCCTTAAGAAGGACAGAGTGTACGAAGAAGATCCTGTGTACTCCTCCCGTGAAGATAAGATAATTGCAGACAGACAGATAGAAGATGAAGAAGATATCTTTGGTGGTAGTTTGTTTGATGAAGCAGATGAAGCAGAAGAAATTAATATGGAAGATGCTATAGGTCTATACGAAATGGAGGAGTGGCTTAGTCAAGAAGAGATCTTAGATGAAGTAGTTAAATGCCTAGGGGACTGGGATGCTATTGCCTACTGTCAAGGCACAGTGTTACGGATCATGATGGACCACCAAAGTATTACTAACAAGAGTGCAATTGCTGTAGCTAAACGACACCTTGATAGATTGTCCCGCCTAGTCCATGAGACTGAGGGAGTTAACTGGTGAGTACATCTTCCCCTCTCTTTGTTGAGGTACGGTTTCAATTAGTTCTAGACTATGACACTGCACCTCCTACTTATCAAGACCCTGAATATCTTCAAGAGGTATTGCAAGAAGCAATTAAAGATGCTGTGTATGACTTAGGTGCAGAAGAAGTCAACGAGTTCTTTATAGAACTAGAGACGGATATATGACTGCTCCCGTCCGTAAACGATTTGATAGAGAACTATTCAACGAAACAGATGGGACAGCAAGAGATTCAGCCAAGAAGTATTGGATATCTTTGGGGCATACAGTAGAGGATCACCCTGATAGATACGCAGTAGATTTAATTGTAGATACAGGACTAGAGACATTTTATTGTGAAGTAGAGATAAAGAAAGTATGGAAGGGTGTAGAGTTTAAGTACGATACACTGCAGATACCAGAACGTAAGTCTAAGTTTGCTAAGCTGGATAAGCCTGCATACTTTATGATATTTAATAATGAACGTAGTCATGCATTCATCTGTAGTCACACAGACCTGTTAGATTCCCCCATAGTTGAGGTGCCTAACAAGTATGTGTACAAAGGGGAGATGTTCTTCCAAGTACCGATAGCTAAACTACAATTAGTGGAGATACCAAGTGGCACGTAAACATGATCAGACAGCAGAAGACAGGATAGATAATCTCCTGCTGGATAGTCACATGTTCTTTCTTCATGGTGACATAGAGGAGGAGAACATAGATCGTTGTATCAAATGGATTGAATATGAAAACATTGATCCAAAAGATAAGCTACTCACTCTCTATGTAAACACAGGTGGTGGTGAGTTGTATCAAGCACTAGCACTGATTGATATTATGAAAGCAAGTAAGCATCCTATCCGTACCATAGGACTAGGTAGCATCATGAGTGGTGGCTTCTTGATCTTTGTGTGTGGCACTAAGGGTGAGCGATACATTGCACCTAATGCAGGCATCATGTGTCACCAGTTGTCAGATGACATTAACAACAAGTATCACGATATCAAGTCAGCATTCAAAGAAGTAGAGAACTGTAATGCAAGAATGATTAAGATACTGCGTGATGCAACAGGCTTAACTGCATTAAAGATACAAGCAAAACTATTACCAGCAAGTGATGTATACTTGACTGCTAAGGAATTGATTCAACTTAAGGCAGCAGACTATATACTAGGAGAAGATAATGGCACAGGTGCCTGATGAAGTGTTAGATAATAGTTTAGTAAAACTAAAGAGAGCACTTGGTATTGCCACTTGTGCTATGGTTGCAGCTAAAGATTCTGAATGGTTTGATCACAGACCAGAGATTGAGTATGCTTTGTGGCAGGTGCAAGAGAATTTGTGTGATGCTATACTGGATCTTGAAGAAGAAGTAGAACACTTTGAAATGTTTGGATCAGCAGATAGAATAAATGCTCTTGAAGAAGCAGCACAGTTAGTAGATAGATTTAATGATTCACCTGTAGTAATACCACCCACTGAAAGTTTTGCAACGGTCATAGCTAGGGCAATCAGGTTACTAGCTACCAACAAGGAGAGTTAACATGAAACTAGTAATTGCTATAGCAGTAGCAGTCGCAACAGTAGGTTGCTCATCTAGCTACTATGGTACCGAGACTAAGCTGTATGTACCTAAAAGAACACAGCCTATGGGCAGACAAGAAGTTATTCAAGCTATCACTGACTGTGAATCTGCTATGACTAGACCTGTTCTGATTATGGGTAAGCAAAGAGTTAATGATTGGGATACTGACATTGTCCTGAATGTTACTTGTGCCCCCATGAGACAGGCATACTATAAATAATTTCAATAAAAACAAAGAGATACAAAGGCAGTTGCTTTAGGAGGAATTTTAAGTATAACTAAAGTCCCCCCACGGGAGTACAGATTCTACTGTGCTCCTATTTTTTTCAATAGAATCAACAACATAGGTATACTTCATGACGAAATACACAATGACTCCTTACAATGACTTCATTGCCAAGAGCAGGTACTCCCGTTACATAGACGAGATTGGCAGACGAGAACATTGGAGTGAGACAGTAACCAGATACTTTGACTTTATGACAGAGCATCTAAAAGATAAAAAGAATTACACACTGACTCCTGAGTTACGTGCAGAGTTAGAACAGGCAGTAACAGATTTAGATGTAGTGCCATCCATGAGAGCCGTCATGACATCTGGACCAGCACTAGAGAGACAGAACGTAGCAGCATTTAATTGTTCCTACCTACCTATCGATGACCCTAAAGCATTCGATGAAGCCATGTATATACTCCTGTGTGGTACAGGTGTAGGATTTAGTGTGGAGAAAAAGTATGTATCTAGATTACCTGAAGTCCCTGATCGCATGTTCAGTAGTCAAACTACTATTGTTGTTTCGGATTCTAAAGAAGGATGGGCTAAATCACTTCGACAACTCATTGCTCTTCTGTACTCTGGCGAAGTTCCACAGTACGACTTACATAAAGTCCGTGAGGCAGGTGCAAGGCTTAAGACCTTTGGAGGTAGGGCATCTGGACCAAAACCCTTGGAAGACTTATTTAAGTTCGTCATTCTCAAATTCAAAGCTGCAGCTGGTAGACGTTTATCTTCCCTCGAATGCCATGACATTCTGTGCAAGATCGGGGAAGTTGTTGTTGTGGGTGGAGTACGTAGGTCAGCAATGATATCTCTGTCTGATTTGACAGACGATAACATGGCTCATGCTAAAGCAGGTAACTGGTGGGATGGTCAGGGGCAACGTGCCTTGGCTAACAACTCTGCTGTGTATGAGGAGAAGCCTAGCATTGGACACTTCATGAGGGAGTGGACATCAATTTACGAATCACATTCAGGTGAGAGAGGAATATTCAGCCGTGATGCATCTCAAAGACAAGCTGCAAAAAATGGAAGGCGTGACAGTACGTATGAGTTTGGTACTAATCCTTGCTCAGAAATTATTCTTAGACCTTATCAGTTCTGTAATCTTTCTAGTTGCATTGTGCGTAGCACTGATAGCTTTGATTCTTTATCCACTAAGATTCGCTTGGCAACTATTCTCGGAACATTTCAAGCGACCTTAACAGACTTCCCGTACCTACGTAAGATCTGGCAGAAGAACACAGAAGAAGAAGCATTGCTTGGTGTGTCAATGACTGGTATCCTTGACAATGCTTTATTAAATAACCCAGATGATCTGGAACTACCTAAACGATTGGAGACACTCCGTGATATTGCTATTGCTACTAATGCTGAATACGCTGCTGCCATTGGAATTAATCAGAGTGTGGCTGTCACAGCTGTTAAACCCGAAGGTACAGTGTCACAGCTTTGTAGTACTGCCTCTGGCATTCATCCTCAGCACAGTCAATATTACATACGTAGGGTACGTGCTGATAACAAGGACCCTTTAACACAGTTTATGATTCAGGCAGGATTTGTAGCAGAGCCATGCTTCATGAAACCTGAGAGCACTACTGTGTTTAGTTTCCCTGTGAAGGTTGCAGATGGTGCACTGCTACGTGAAGACTTGTCAGCTATCCAACACTTGAAACTGTGGCTACTATTTCAACGTCACTACTGTGAACACAAGCCGTCTGTCACAATCTCTGTGAAGGAAGACGAGTGGATGCAGGTAGGTGCTTGGGTATATGAACACTTTGATGAGGTTACAGGGGTATCTTTCCTGCCTATGGATGGTGGCACATACAAGCAAGCCCCGTATGAAGAGTGTACAGAAGAGGAGTACAATAAATTGAAGCTGTTAGTACCTGAGTCAGTAGACTGGGGTAACTTCAAAGAGTATGATGATAATGTAGAAGGTGCTCAGATGTTGTCTTGCACTGCAGGTGGCTGCACTATCTAAGTAACACTGGTTGTGGGGTACCAGCACAGAAACCCCACACTCCTTATGAAAGAGATAACATGAATCGCTATAGAATAGAAGAAGAATACCCAGACATAGAGCTTATGCTACTAGAGCCTAGCTACTTTGATAAGGCTATTGTGGGTGTAGTACAGAAGTGTAATAGTGTACAAGCCATTTGCTATGATGCAGGTAAATGCATTAAGCTATTAGCTAAGTACGAGAAGATGTCGGAGGATGATGCAGTGGAGTACTTCGAGTACAACACACAGGGTGCATACGTAGGTGAACACACCCCTGTGTTTCTTTATCGATAGCGTTGAATGATAGCTTCGTACTTGTATACTTGTCCGTAATCCTTAGTAGCATCCATCGATTTACCATCATGCTCTGCAGCATATAGTTCATTGATAGCTCTACGGGCAACGGCAGGTAACTTGTTAAAGCGTAGTTGATTAACACGATCACGATCTGATACAGTCATCTTAGCCTGTGCCATTTCTCGTGAGATACCTAGTGTCTCTTGCATAGTAGTGACAGCAGCTAGTCTCTTCTGATCCAGTGTATAACCTTTGTATCTATCACTGTTAATCAAGTCAGTCATGCGTTTCTCTACCAAAGGTACTGACTCTTTAATAAAGGCACGATCATATACTTTATCACCTGTGCTACCAAAGATCGCATACGGATCTAAGTTAAGTTTGACAAACTCTTTTTCAACTAGGGGTTTAGATGGGACAAGTCTCATACCAGTTAGTGTGTTAAAGAATTCACCAGCACGAACAGGTGCCTTGTTAGAGAAGTACGGTTGGAACTCAGGCAACTCTTCTTTAAGCTCAGGCAACTTAGCCATCACCCTTTGAACAGCAGCTTGCTGGAATTTATCATCTGATGTAATCACATTAGGATCTCTAGCTATCTGTCCCTCAGCATCAAACAAATCTAGATACTCAAACACAGGCTTGCCGGGTGTAGTAAATCTACCCATGAAATCACCGAGCAATCTACCTAGTGCAACAGATACCTTGTCTGCATCCTTGCCCTCAGAACCTGCAATGTATTGTGGTAACTGGTCTAGCAAATAAGACTGAGTACCAGCTGGCATCTTCATACCTGCAATAGTAGAAGCAAGTTCTGATAGCTTAGCATCTTCAGGTCTACCTGTCTTTTGCTTAGCAATGAAATCTCCTACAGCTAGGTAAGGACCAATGGGGAACAATGCTCTCATATCTGTAGTACTACCATCAGCATTCTTGATGTTGTACCATTCCTCATCCTGATGTTCCATACGATATTTGTATGCAGCATAGATAGCAGCAGTACCTACAACACCTTTACTGGTCTTCTCTAAGCCTTGGTTTAACAGGGCATATCCACCATCTTCCCCTTTAGCAAGCTTAGCTGCACCACTTGCCATATCCACAGCACCTGATGCAGTACCTAGTGGGCTATGTCTATACTGGAATGCAATGGCATTAGACATGAATCTTGGGAATGTTACGACTAAAGAACCACCGGGTAGCTTCTCAAAGAAACTAACAAAGTCATGTGCCAAGTTCTCTGAGACTGCTTCTAAGCCCTTGTCACTTGCTTTCTGCTGCTTAGGCATGTAGGAGAAGGTAGCTTTTAAAGTCTCGTCTGTGGCGTTTTTAAGTATGTCTACGGGGATGTCTTTGTTATTGGCTAACAGATCCATCATGTCTATACCTACACGATTAAGCTGTCTCTGTACACTCGATGCAAAGATAGCCCGTCTAAAGAAAGCATCCTGTGCTACGTTAAGTGTGTTCACAGTACGTGCTACCTTACTGAGATCACTTGTAGTGCTCTCTTGAAGTGCACTGAATAACTGGTTCTGTAATCGTGGGTTATTCTTAAGGATAAGGTCTACTGTCTCGGCAGTTAACCCTGCGTTAGACATATACCCAATGGTAGCAAAAGAATCTTTAACTGTATCTACTAGCCCCTTGGAGATATCCCCTTTCTGATATGTGCCTGTAGCCATGCCAGTAATAGCTTTACCAGTAGTATAGATAGCACCATCCATTAGGTTTGCTGCAGCATCCATTGTCATGGCACCAGTAGTACCAAGTACGTTACGTATAGTAGTACCTAAACCAGAAACTACAATAGCTTTAGACTCACGCTCTAAACGATTGATAGCACGTAAAGCATTACCCATAATAGACGGGGCTTCAATGTCCTTACCGTACAATTCATTGACTAACTTCTCTGCTTCAGGATCTAGCTGTGCTACTTTCTTCAGAGTACGAGCAAGTGCAGAGTATCCCTGCATCACATTAGCTGCATCAGCTACAGTGGTACGAGTAGCCTGAGCAAAGTCTTCAGGGGTTAAGTTAGCTTTCTTAAGTGCAGCATCGATAACATCATTGTCAATGTTATCCATTGATATGAATACATTCTTAACTGCATCACTTACCTTTTGTCCATTGACAGGTCTAAACTCAGGGGCTAACATCATGACATACTTAGCTACATCAATAGCCTTGCGGTTAATGTCAGTACGGATCTGTGCTTGAGTTAGGTCTGTAGGTTTAGATATTGCATCAAGAGTTCTACGACCCTCAAAGATATCAAACTCATTTAATAAATCTTCTTGTGACTTATCAAAGGATTCATTTAACTTCTTAGTTGCAGGATCTACAGTACCAGCTTTAGATTTCTTACCTGCAAGAATATCTTCTAGTTCTTTTTTAGTAGTAGTAATCTTACCTTTAATTGCAGTAGCGGCTTCAGCACCACCACCAAATGCACTCAGTGCAGATGCAATACCTAACTGTAGGTAGTCTAGCTCATCCTTCTGAACACCAGTCTTACGTGCTACATCCTGATCAATCACATTCTGACCAGCACCGATAACTGTTTCAGCGGCAGCTGCAGCACCGATAGTCTTTAGCTTAGAGCTAAGTACATTCTTAATTGCTTCACGAGCTACTGCATATCTAGCTCCAGCACCGATGCCAGCACTAAGTATATTAGTAGGTTCACTGACTGCAGATAAAACACTTTCTGCAAAAGGTCTAACACCCGGCTGTCCACCTGTTTCATAGAAAGAAGGAACTGCATCAAACAAATTGTGGGCACGAGATGCTTTAACTACATCCTCTGGCTTAGCATTGTTTAACCAGTTTAATTCTGGGACAGCATTCAAAGAAGTGTTCCATTGAACCTGTCTCATAGATGTCATGAAACGCTTAGCATACTCCTCATCAGATTCTTTAGGTAACTGCTTACCCTCTTCACCGAAACGAGCTTCAGCATAGTCACGAATGACTTTAAGATTCTCAGGTTGCTTGTACAGGTCCTCAAACTTAATCTTAGATTCTTTACCTGCAGCACGTTCTTCTGGAGTACCTTTGATACGCTGAACTTCTACGTCAGACTGATATTTATACTCTGCTGGAGGTTTAGTTATAGGTAAATCAAACTCAGACGTAGGAATAGCTTCCCTAGTATTCTCTGTATCCAAAGGAATAGCAGGTGCATTCTCAAACTCTTTAGGTGCACCCTCTATTTTTACTTGTCCTGCTATAGGTAAATCGAATTCACTAGCCATCTGACTTCCTTATTATTTTTGCCAGCCTGTACCATTCCAAGTGCTCTTTTTTCCATTACTATCTAGATAGACTTGACCGGGAATCATTTTTGTAGGATCAATTTTTCCATTTACTATTGCATCTTTAGGAATAGCAATAGCTTCTTTAGATACAGCTGCAGGTTTAGGTGGAGGAGCAGGTATTTCATCTTTCTTAGGAATTTCTATAGATCCAGACTTCCAAGACTTTACCTTACCATCTTCAATGTCGGCATAAGGTAGTAAAGCATCCATAGAGTTACGACCACCTATGATCTTGTTGTCTTTATCTAAAACACCCATTGCCCTAGCCTGAGCTTCAATCAGTTTGTTCTTGTGCTCTTGATAGCCTTTAACTGCAGCAGCATCCCCAGAGATAACAACAGGTTCATTAGTCTGAGGATCAATTCGGATAACACCCTTAATAACAAATGGCTCTAAGCCCACACGCAAGGATGTATTGAACACAGAGTTAATCTGTGCTGCAGTACGAGGCTTACCGTCTTCGCCTTTTTCTTTATCAAACATACCTTCAATAACAGCATTAGCACGTAACTTAGCTAAAAGATTCTTGCTAGCAGTAGAGTTAATGTCTTCACCATTTGCAATCCTGTCACGCAACTGTGCTTGAACATTGGCAACAGTATCTGGGTTTTTAAACTGAGACAGATCAGCAGTACCTTCAACACTGGTACCAGCATACTCAGGCATATTACCTCTGAGTGCAGCCTTAGCACGTAGCTCTTTTAGATCTGCACCAGTAGCTGTAGTGAATTCATTTTGAGCTTGAGCATAGGCAGGTGACTCAAATCCAAATGCACCTCTGACTACTTTCTGTGGTGCTTCTGCAGTAGGTATAGAAACAGAAGTGCTTTCTTCAATGTACTTATCGATAGCCTCTCTCTTTAATTCAGGAGTATCCTTAGCTAATTTAAATACAGTAGAAAAATCAACTAAGTTTAAATCTTTCTTTTCTTTTAGACTAGACACAACTTCTTTTGCTATTGCTGGTTTCTGTAGTAGTCCTACAATCTGCGTAGGAGTAAAGCTACCACCCTTACTATTGGTAAATCCAGATAGTACTTCAGCAGTAGCCTTTAACTCATCTCGCTTAGTCCTAAGCTTTTCATCCTGTTCACCTGCTGTCTTTTGCAATGTCTCAAAGTCACGCAAAGCAGATTGACGAATCTCTTTATTTCGTTTATCAATGGCGGTAGCTGCACCTTCGGATACTCCAGCTACTAATGCTCCAAAATCAAATCCCATATTATTCCACCATATCTTTCATCGGTTTAGCCATTAGACCTGTTGGTTTTTTAGGTTGTTCTTGAACTGGCATTTCTACTTTACTGTTCTTACTTGCTAACATTTCTTGAACAGCTAGTTTAGCCTGACGTTGAGGTACAATATTCTCTTTAAGAATGTCTGTAATGTTTTCTACATACGGAGTATTATGCTCATCAGCTACAGCCATAATCAATTCTTCAATCACTGGCAGTACAAGAATACCTACGTCAATAGTATGTATGCCTTGCATAACACTAGTCTTCTGTAAGATACTAGCAATGTTACGAACTGGTAATCCAGACTCAACTAGATTTAATACTTCTTCATGATTCTCAGGAGTACCTAGAATTCTTTTAGTGTAGAACTCCATAGCATCTTCTATGGTAGTTAAGCTTGGAGGATTTTCCCAAGGTCTATTACCCGGCTCTGTCGTTAAGGACATACCGGGTATTGGTGCATTTACATACGAAGCATCTGCTGGCATTATTCTTTACCTCTTTGCTTTTTAGTTTCCATTCTTCTCTGTCTTAGAGCGTACACAAACTCACCCACATTCTCGATAGCATCTCTTTGCTTACCTGTTTCTTTTTCTATCATTCCCTTGGGTGCTAATAGTCCTTTAGCCATGTCAGCTTTGTCAGAAGTATTTGATTTCTTGCTTACGTACTCTTCAATCTTCTTTTTGTATATATCAAGGCTCATTTTAAATACCTTTTAAATTTAAACGGTTCTGTCATCTGTCATATTCGTCTGTTATTTGATCAGCGGGTAAAGCACCAGAAGGGGTAAAGGTATTAAATAAACCACCAGCCCAGTCAATGATTCCTTTACCAGCAGTACCAGCAACACTAAAGATATCACCTAGGAACTTACCACTTGTAGTGCCACTTAAGATAGTAGCAGCAGAAGTGCCAATAGTTTTAGTAATTTCAGCATCTTTAGCCATAGTAGCTGCTAGGATTTGAGCATTAGCGGCTATCTCAGAAGTTGCAATCTTATTAACACGATCAGCAGCTGACTCAGCAGACTTCCATGAGTACTCAATCTCATCACGGAACTGTTGCCACATGTTATTGTATTCTACCATAGTTACTTCCATTGCCTTGGTAGCATTGAATTCATTAGCTCTGTTAGTAGCTGCAGTGTTAGCAGTAGAAATCTCTCTACGCCACTGAGCATTAGACTGATCAATCACTAAACGATTCTGTGCATTAAAGCTATCACGTTGATTCTGTACTTCAGCATTGAACTGGGATACTGCATTCATCTGCTGTGTATTAAACTGTGACATAGCATTTGTCTGTGTGGAGTTAAACTGTCCTACCTGTGTAGTCAAGTTAGCAAAGAACTGATCTGTCTGATTCTGACTAGTAGCATTGAACTGACGAGAAGCATTCTCTGCAGCTGCATCTGTTAGGATAGACTGTACATTAGACTGAGCCTTGAACATCTCGGTCTGTTGCTCATTAGCTAAGTTAGTCATATCCATCTGTAGGAAAGACTGAGCATTAACTACAGCAGCTTGTTGTCTATTGTTTAAGTTAGCAGTTTCTAAGTTAGCAATCTGTGCTGCACTAGCCATGACTAAAGCTTGCTTGTTACTTAAGTTAGCTAAGTCCATAGA